TGCCTTGGTATTCATTCTTGTTGCAGATTTTGCCTGTGCATCAGTAGCAGCACCTTGATCTTCTAATCCCGGTTCAGTAGGAACCATACCAAGTGACTGCATTTGTTGTTCTGTTGAGATTGGTAAAATTGGAGATCCAGTAGGTCCAATTGGTGGATTTTCTTTTGGATCTGCATAATCACCTTGCTGAATCTCTTTCTTAATCATCTTGTCCTGATCAATAATTTCTTGGTCAGTTTGACGCAGAATCTTTCTTCTTACATAATCTTTGGAGTAATATGTACCAATGTAAGGTTGAACTGCTGCTGCAAGATTCAATCTTTCATTCATCAGTTCAGTTTCTTTAAGTTCTGCAAAGTGACTGTCATACAAATAGTCATATTGAATATGATCACTAATCTTTTCCCAATCTTCTGGGGTTACAATATTCTTAAGAATCAACTGTGTCTTAAGCATATCATGGAATAAATGGCAGAATCTCTTTCTCAATCTACCAATAAACTTACCAAACATCAGTTCATCTCTTAAGATTTCAGATGAACGACCTAAATTAAATCCACCATCAGAAGCAGTTCTTGATTCTGGAACATTAAGTGCTCTGAACAGTTTCTTTTGGAAATAGTGAACATCAGTCAGTTCACCAAGATTTTGTCCTCCAGGAAGAGTAGTGATTTCAGTTCCACGACCACCTTCTCTTCTTGGAAGCCAGAAATCTTCCATCATGCTCATAAATCTCTTGTCATCACGCATTTCACCAGTGTTGGCATCATAAACAAGTTTATTTCTATACCTGTTCATAACATCACGAAGGTATTGTTCTGCTTTTACCTTAGGAAGATTTCCAACATCAATATAGAAAATTCTACGTTCTGGAGCACGTGATAATCTATAGATGACCAAAGCATCTTCAATCATTCTTAGTTGATTGAGAGCTTTGATTGCCTTGTGCATGTATGACAATGTAAGTTTTCTGTTCCTATCTACAAGACCAGAAGTTACAAATGTAACAGCATCTTTTGCTATTTGAATTCCTTTACCAGATGAAGCATGTTTTTGAATACTTGATTCTGGAAAATACATGAAGTATTCATCAATTTCTGGTTCAATAAAAGCATCTCTATCTTTTGAATCTATAGTATATGCTTTACCAAGTTCTTGACCAGTCTTTCTTTCAACCCTCATAAATTTAGTTTTGAGAGGGTCAATGTTTCTAATATCTTTGATACCTTCTTCTGGGTTCTTTAAGTCAATAACTTTGTGATATAAAAGACGCCCATCAACATACCAATTCCTAAAAATTTCATGAGACTTTTTATCAAAGTCCATTAAATCTTTGATATATTTAAACTCATCTCTGATAATTTTTTTTAATGCATCACTTGCATTAAGATTGCTTAATTCAATTTCGATTGGAGAATCATTTAAGTCGCTGATGATTGCTTCATTAACAACGTTTTCAATAGCATTATCACACTCAGGGTGTAATGCCATTTCACGATATCTTCTAATCAGGTCATACTCATTTCTGAATACACCTTCAATATCTACATATTGTCCATAAAAACCACTGGTGATATAATAGTCAACCCCATCCTCGTTATTCTCGGGGACGGGGGATATAGCACTTTTAGGTAATTTAGGGTCCTCTTCAATAGAAAATCCAAAAAGCTTTGGCATAGTATAAATTTAAACTGTAGAAGTATTTAGATGATATCTGAAGCACCAGTTCCAGTCTTTGCTTCCCACCACTGAACCTGAAGATCTACTGTAAATTCTTCAATTTCATTCTCATTATTGTATGAAAGATCAATTGCAGAAACTGCAGTTGGGAATACACCATGAACAATATACTTTCTTAAAGTTTGAATAGTCTTATCATTAATTATATTTGGTGGAACACCAGGACCTCTTGAAAGTTGAGCAACATTCATATCAGCCATGTACTCTGATGGGTTGATAGTACCAGATCCATCAGAAGCTTTGGTGATATAGTTAACCCATCTCTCAAAGAAACTTCTCCATTTGAAGTCAGTGTCATTGATGACTGTGATGGTCCAAACATCAAAGGTTCTATCTCCAGCAATTTTGAGAGTTCTTCCTCTGAATGGAACTGGAATTTCAGTGATGTTTGATGCAGGCATACCAGCTGCCTTAATTAACATCAGATCTCCCTCATCAAAAGTAACACCAAGTTGTGAGAAGATTGAGTTAGTTGCTCCAGTTGAAGTTGCAGTGGTGCCAGGAAGACCACCTTGCTCTGATCCAAAACTTACTTCAAATAAGTTACTGCGAGCACCACCACCCTTTAATTTTGTTTTAAAAGCATCAATTGTTCTTTGTTGAAAAGTAGCCATTTTAGTTTCTCCTGATTAAATTAAACTGTACCTACAATGGATTCAAATGAAACCCCAGTTCTGGTAGCAACAAAGGTCAGACCAATGAAGTTGATTGATCTTGCTGGCTTCACATAGATATCAGCAATGAACTCATTTCTGTCAATTACATCAGGGGTGTTGTTAGTTTCATCACAAACTAAGAGGAAGTCAGTGATACCTCTCTTGATTTGAACATCTCTCAAGTATGGTTCAACAATGTTGATGAAGTTTGCTCTTGTGGTTGCATCATTAAACTCAAAGAGTTGAGCATTTGCTGCACCCTTGATTGCTTGCTCAAGAGTGATGAACAATCTTCTAACATTAATTCTATCAAATGCTGACTGATAAGACAGTGCAGTCTTGTCTCCAAAGAGAATAATACCTGATCCAGGAGATGAAATGACTGGGTTGATTCTCTGTGAATAGAGTTGATCTCTTGCATTTTGATCTGGATTGAATGCAAGTTTAATTGCATACTTGATAGTTCCTCTTGAACTTCCTGCTGGTGAATACCAAGGGAATTGCTCAATGTCAGTTCTTACACAGAGACCAGCAACATCGCCAGAGCAAGGAATATAAACAAACTGTTGATTAAATCTATCATAGAGGTATTGATATCCACTATCAAATACTGCATATGATGAAGAAGTCAGTGGACTGAAGAATGAAAGGACATTTGCAAGTTGAGTTGCTGCAGGAGTTACATTGACAACTAATTCTCTGCTTGGAGAAATGAATGCAATACAATCTTTTCTTGATTCTGCTATAGAAATCAAATAGTTTGCTTTTGCTTGCTCTTGCTCTTTTCCTAATCTGGTGCTTCCTTGCAATAAGAAGTTTAGAGGAACACTTACATCATCTGCAAGATAATCATAAGCATTAGTAAGATCTGCTAATGAAGCTGCAAATCCTCCAATATTTCCTGTTCCACTATAGTCAAATCCACCAGACAGAGAGTAGGAAACATTTCCAATGGAGTTGAATGTTACACCTTCAGCATTGACTCCCCATACACCAGTTGTGGTATTTTGTGGAGTAAAGTCTGAAGTAAATTTGACTGATACTGGAGTGGTTCCCCAATATGCATCAGAGGCATCGCCTATTGATTTGCCAGAGTAAATGTAATTTGAGTTATAAGCAAGGTAATCTTTGTAGTATATGTTTTGTGATGGTGAAATCTTGGTATCAGATGCCTTTGACAGATTTAAGAACTTTTCAAGAATAGATTGAGGAGTTCCTGATACATTACCTACTTTTTTGCTATCTACAACTACAACGTGGAAAGCATCATTTCCACCACCTCTTTCTGTTACATAACCATTTGTTTTTGGTTTTGTAGCAACACTTCTCCAAGCAAGTGTAGTAGAATCTCCTCTTGCAGTGTCTAAAATGTTTTGAGTATTATACCAATCTTGTACTGCAGTTGGAGTAACAGTTGCAGTTGTAACACCAGATGATGTGTGAACAGTTACAGCAGCTGATGCTCTAAATGCATAAACACCATTCTCTGTATATTCATTAGAAGTTGTTTTTACATAAAGAGTTGAAGCACCAATTCCAGTAATGATACCTCTTAAATATCCAGATGCTGTTGAGGTTGTTCCAACTCCAGGAATGACACCAGACAGTGCTTGAGATACACCACATCCAACAGTACAATTGGTGGTACTAACTCCAGTCAGAGTTTGATCTGCAAAGTTGTCAATGACACAAACTTTAAGACCTTCTGCCCAGTATCCAGGATTCTTTGCTGCCCAGTAATATGAAGTTGGAGTTGATGCTTGATATGCATCAAAATTGTTGACAGTTACTGATGTTGAAGCTACACCAACACCAGCATTTGAGTTTTTAAGATTTGTTCCAGAACATCTAACAACTTTTAAACTTCCGCCATAGGCAAGGAAGTTAGATGCTGAATACCATGACTCATAATGGTAATCGTTTGATGATGGTTTACCAAAAACAGTTACTAATTCATTTTCATTAGTAATAGTAACTACTTGATTAACAGGTCCTTTTGAAAAAGGTGCTGCAATACCTGCTGCTAAAGATGTCGTATTTGTAACTCCACCTCTTGTTAAATCAACTTCTCTGACTTTAACCCCTGGAGATGCTAAGCTTAACGCCATTTTGACTCCTCTAAATGCTTCATTTTTGCTCTACAAGTATTTATAAATTTCTCCTTTTACCTGTAATCCCACATATAAGAGAACTCATGGGACTTATCTCCATATTCATCAAGATGCCAAACATCCCCATCAACATCAACTTCTGAAGTGTTTTCCATTCCAGTCAAAATAAATCCAAATGGGGACATATCTTGTTCTATTTGGTTCTTCTGTTCTTCATATAATCTTTTCCTAACATCTTGTTCTGTAAGTTCTTTAAAGTAATCTTGTGCCACTAACCAAGCATAAATTACCAAACACATAGCTAAGTCATCATTACATCCCTCTTCTGCTTCAAATGAGTTGTGTTTTTGAATAAAAGTTGTAAGTTCACTGATGATTTCATAATCACTAAAGATAAGCTTATCTTCTTCAATCATAGTCTTAAGATTGAGACAACCAACTTTCTTAACTGTCTTGGACATTTTTAACCCAAGTTGTGTCTTCTTCCCAGAAAATCCTTGCCCAACAATTTGACCTGCTCTACCACGCATAGAACACATCAGGAGATTTTGATACTCCAAATCATATTGAATGATTGCTGCTACTTGATCGCCAACATCATTAACTTCACAAAGAATAAATGCATTATTATATGCTTTTGCTACATCATAAATGATGTTTGGAAACAGCATGGGTTTAATTTCATTGTTTCTATACTTTGCTACTATTCGATGTGGAAATTGCGTGATATCGAATACAACAAACGCGGAGTAATCACTACCAACTCCCCTTGCTACATCAACTGTAATCAAATAATCTTTAGTTGAGTCTGAATCATAATAAACATCCAATCCTTTATTTCTTTTAATTGGAGTGTCATATACTAAACTCTTAAGTTTGCTTGGTGCAATCAGAGTATCAACAGAACCTAAGAATTCACAATTATGTGATACTATATTATTTGAATAATATAAATTATCTTCACCAACATCCAATAAATCGTAAAGATATATTTCTTCTTCTACTATTTCATTATATACAATTTTTTTTCCTTGTAGGATATCATCCACTTTGATTGTGGATGCTTTAATTTTTTCCAACCCAAAAGAATGATTTTCAGAACATTTTATTTCAGTCCCATCCTCAAAAATTATCCAATGATAAAATGGTTTATAAATTTTTTGAATCCCAGAAAAAGATTTAAATCCAGTAGGGGTTTTTACTAATAAATCTTTATTAAGTTTAAACATTTTTCCAACACTGCTTCAAAACTATTTTTTTAAGTCCTTGTGATGTTAAATTATACTTATTAGCATATTCTTTACAAAATGCTTGAATGTAAGACATTTTTTTTCCATTTTTCATAATCAATCCTACTGATGGTAAATCTGGTTTTGTATCAAATAAAATGCGTATTTCTTTTATTTGATTATCTGTAAGTTTTCTACTAAAAACTCTACCTTTCCTAACTTGCTTCATTTTTAAGATTGTTTCTTCAGAAAAACAATTTTTTACACCTTTATTCCAGGGAGTAGTGCCCTTATTTACACCACCTATTCCAGTTCTATCGTAATTATCAAAACCTTCTCCTCCTGTAGATTTATTCCATCCATTCCTATAGGTATCAAATTGTTTTATATAATTAATTTCTAAATTTTTTGCATCTTCTGCAATAATTGTTTTTTCTACAATCTCGAAAATATGTTGAGGTTTGCTATTTTTATGGTCCCTTTTTCTGGTGCTTGGGTCTTTAGTTTGGCCAACATATTTAATATTATTGTTTAAATCTTTAAGTAAGTAAATATAATACATTTTTATTATTATTTATAATCCAAAAAACTCACATTCACATTTTAGCATAAAGATTTTCCATAGAAATTTGTTGGATATTATTATCATTATCACAAATATCAATTAAAGTTTCTCCACTTAAACATTCAAACTCAATTTTAAACTGTTGTTCTGAAGTGTTTGCAATAGTTTGTGCTTTCCATTTTTCATCTCTTCCTGGCACTTCAGTCCAATGAACTTCTGTGGGAACATACTCATTTTTACCTCTTTCTGCATCATGCCACAATCGGTAGAAATGATTCATACCATGTGGGGTAGAAACAATAATAACCTTTGTAGATTGTCCAGATGAAATTGTAGGGTATACTGATGCAAAGAAGTCGTCAGCAAGGTGGTTTTGAACGAATGCAAATTCATCAAGGAAGATGATGTTGTATGATCCACCTCTAACTGCAGATGCTGATGTAGAAGCAGCAAGAATCTTGGAACCATTCTCCAGTTCCATAGATCCTCTATTCCAAGCTATGATGCCCTGCTGTAACCACTTTGGTAGGTTCTCATAAGCAGTCTGTAATCTTTGAAGAAGATCTCTTGCAGTAGATGCTTTGTTGGCAAGAATTGCAATATTTACATTATCATTAAAGATAGCATAGTGAAGCAAATAGGATACAACAGTTGTAGATTTACCTGTCTGACGAGGCATCTTGCAAATGTTGAATCTATTGTTGTGGAAATTATTAATTAACTTTTCTTGGAAACTATAAGGTCTAAATGGTTGAAGACCATGATCCAGAGTTACAATCTGAACATATGATTTTGCAAAATATACAGGATCATTTTTACATCTTACAAATTCAACAATTTGTTCTTGAGAGAACTCTATGGGAGTATTTGCTTTTTTTAAAAGGGGATTACCAAGATAAATGTCATTAGCCATAATTAATTAATAAATCTCCCTCCACTGAAGAGCAGCAGCAACGCTAGCAGTGGCATTACCAGTAGTAGTGATAGTTCTTACAACAAGCACATAAATTTCAGAGTTTGTTGAATCTATATTTTGAACAATAATATTTTTCTTTGCCTGACTTAATGTTCCAGAAGCAACTGGTGAAAGTGAGTTTTGTGATGCACCAGAAGGAACATAACCAGATGCAAAAACATCACCATTATTGTAAGTTGTTGCATTAATACAAAACTCAACACCACTATTATCAGAAGCAGAAGTCCAAGTTAAAGTTGCCGCATTACTCAAATAAGCAGAACTTGGAAGTTTTATAACTTTATAAACAATACTATTTGTTTCACAGAATAATGAAATATTATTCAATTTAACTGATATTCTATTTGGATATCCCTGAAAAATATTTTTGAGACGAATGGCAACCAAAGGAAGTTCTGTTCCTGCTGGTGTTGGTGTGGTTCTTGTAGCAGTCATTGTATAAGCAAAGTCAATACCACTTTCTACATATCCACCTTCTGACATCACAGAAGAACAAATCTGATCAAATGATGCTCCAATACCTACACCAGTATTTCGGAGTTCACAACGAACTGGTAGGTTTGGATTTGCAATATAAACTGTGCTCTGATAGTTGGAATGGTTAAATTCGTGTGCGGTGATAAGTTGCCCATTATGAGCAAATCCACAACGAACTCTACCAACACCTAACCACTGAAAATCTATAAATGCAAGTTGAGTTTTTGTAATATCTAAATTGAACCCAGAAGTTCCTGTTCCATCACATTTATCTCTGTTCCATTGTGATTGTGGAATTCTTGTTTCTGTTGCAATTCCACTTACAAAAGTTCTGATTACCCAATTGTTTGTTCCAATACCAGGATTTATTCCATCAGAAGTATTAAGACCAACCTGTTCAAAATAAATTCCGTCTCTATCATCAAAATATCCAGTTCTTTTAGTTGCATTTTGTTGAGGAGCATAAAAGTTAAAAGAACTAAAAATTAGTTGTCCTTTTCCTGGCTGATAGTGATGATAAAACTTTGTTTGGTGAATACTAAATGCAGTAGATCCAATACCAGTTTGTAATTTTGCTGCTGCTTGATTTTGTAAAAATGTTACTGTTGAACCAGCACCAGAAACACTATCTAAAAAGTTTGGGTCAATAGCATAAAGGTGCTTATAATCACCAAGAGTAAATGGTTCAGAAACTCTATTTCTACCAAATGCATCAACAGCATTTGTATCTGGATTGATAGTAATAAGAGTATCTGATGAAATCCCAACAGTTCCTGTGACTGGAAATGGATTATCTGTAGATACTTCTACTCCATCTTTTGTTGCAACATTAAAAACCTCAAAAAGAGATCTCTCTTGATTTAGATAATCTTGAGTTTGAATATTCCATTGTGCCATGAATCAAATCCATTCTAATTTTGCTGGATGATACCTGCTAACTTTAGTTATGTTTTCTACTTTTTGAGTTGCTGGATATATGTTATGTATAATTGCTCCAGGATACTCTCTTTGAAGATGCTCTACAAGTTTATCTTTTGAGGGAATTCCATGCTCTGAAATCATATCAACTCTATAAATGCTTCCTTGCCACACAAAATCAACAGAGAATTCTTCTCCAACTTGTTGTGGAGATGGTTGTGATCCAATATTCAGGGTTCCATTAAAGTCACCTTGAATATTGATACTTTCTGAAAGAAACTGTTTATAACTTTTCATATCAGCAATTCCAAGCTCTTAAGGATTTGTTAATTCTGCTATTTGGATCATTGGCAGTTTTTGCTGAAGTTAACTTTTTCTTCATCCCAGACATACGAGCACAGAATGATGCTCTACGAGGGTTGCCTACTTTTTTTGAAGGTGATTTGAGGTCTGACCCTGGATTCTCCCTCTCATATGATTTTCTACCTTTTTCATTCAGACCACCAGATTGATTCTTACCTTCTTTTCTTTGCCATGCAGCAACTTCTGCCATAAATTGTGAAAATGTCAAACAAGTATCTTCATTTGCAGGAACACAATTTGGAACCATTTTCTTACCTTTTTTCTTCATTCCAACTTGCTTGTATCCTTGCCAACATGCTTCAGATATATCCTCATCACTCTGCATATATTCTGCTGCAGTATCAATAAAATCTGCTGCTCTTGTAATCTTAGATTGAACCCAAGCAGGAATTTGTTGATCTCCTTTCTTAATATGTTTTCTTAAAATATTAATTGCTCTCTCAATTTGATCAAACTCAACTCTTGCCATGTATCCTTCTTCATCTTTCTTCTTTCCAGAAGCAACTTCTTTATGATCCTCATGAATCTTTGATTCATTGGCAGGATGAATTTTTGCTATAGTATACCTATCCCACATTTGAGGACCATAAGAACATTCATCTCTTTTTTCGTTCTTTTTGCAAAGAAGACAATATTTTGTATCTTTTTCATATTGCTGTTCTACACTTACTTCCTCTGATTTGTTTCCCCAGTTTTTAGCACCCTTTTGTCTACACTTAACAAGAGCTCCTGATGCATATGCACTTGGCCAAACTTTGAATCTTGCTTTTACTTTGTGGTAGCAAGCATCTTTTTCGCCACTACCTTTACTTTTGACGTCTGATTCTTCGTTCATTTTCTTTTCTGGTTTATCTGTAGAAACATAAGTTGGTTTTGCAGCACCACTTTTTTGCTGTTGACCTGGATCTTGTTGTCTTTTTCTTTTTACTGCAGATCTAATTTCACTTTTAGACATGCTTGCTAATTTTGAACTTGAGAAACATTTTGGTGTTTTTGTTTCTCCTGGTTCATTTGCACATGAAGAACCATCTGATTGGACCCATCCTGGTTTTCCGTCTTTTGACTTAGAACCTTTAAACCACTGATGAAGAGAACCTTCTTTAATTTTTTCAATTTTCTTTAATTTTGAATAATAATCTGGAAGTTCATCTACATGCTGTAATGCAGTAATCTTTGCACCACCTTTACTTGTGGTATGCTCACCTTCAACTTTAGTTCCCATTTTAACCTGTTGAATAATTTTATCCAAAGGAACATTATGCTTTGCAGCGATTTCCTTTGGGGTCTTGTATGATTTTACAGGTCCTTTTGGATCTCTCATTACATATTATGATTCTTCTGCACTATTTAGCAGACCTTGCTTTATAAGTTTGGATAACTCTGCAGTAGACCCAACAAAAAGTGAGTTGTTAACTGTTGTAGGACCTTTTTGGGGAGCATCTAACTCTCTCATTTTCTTTTGTAAATCAATCAATTTATCTGTGGTATCTGCAACAGATTTGATTAATTGACCTGCAACTTCAAATGCTCTTGGGTGACCAGATTCTTGAGCAATTTCTAATATGCCATCAACTGCTTCTTGTCCCTTTGAGATTAAACTATACAGTTGTCCTCTACTATACTCATAATCTTTTTGTGGGTCATTTGAAGTTTCTGATGTAGAAAGTTCAGCAGAATCTACTACAGAAACAATTGAGGTTTCTATATTTAAAGATTCTTCTATTTTTTTAAATTTGTTTGCCATGCATTATATATCCACATCAGTGCCTTGAGAAGGACTATAATCTTCGAAGTCTTGGAATTCAACTATCTCTTCATTAAATCCAAAATCATCTCCAAATGGAATTAATCCATCATCAACAGTATTAATTACATTGTCTCCATTATAATCTTCAAGTGCTTTTGGTGTTGCAGTATATCTAACTTCTCTTCTTGCATTTAACAGTGCATCTGTGGCATAATCAACTTGAACTTTCTTAATAAGTCCTTGACTGTCTGATGGAATTTCACTGAATAAGTATGTTTTAGCAGTGAAGTTTAATGTGTAAAGTATAATCCTTCTTGTACTAAAATCACCTTCATAATCATCTCTAAATCCAACTCTATTTAAAATAATAGGAATATCTTTTGTTTCATTAATTTCTGGAATTAATCTCACAGTAACATTGAATGATGGTTGGAAGAAAGGTAAAATCTGTTCTATAATTTGAAGAGCATCATCTTGAATTTTGCTCATGATGTTAAGTTCAAATCCAATGTTATATGGAGTTGGTGTATAAACTTTTGCAGGTTTTCCTGTATCAGTTCTTGGAGAACTAAATGTTTGAATAACTGAAGATTTTCTTTGAGAATCATAATCAATTGAAGTCATTTCAAATGACATTCTTGGAAGCGTTAATGCAATCTTTCTATCACCTGCTGGTTGCTGTTCAATTCTTGCTAAAAACTTTTGTGTAGGTCCATACGCAAGTGGAACTTTCAATCTGGAAATTGGGTCACCAGCATCATTAAAGTGTCTGATTTGAATGTTATTAAATAACGTTCCAAAAGCAGTTACAGTTTTTTGTATTGACTTATGATAAAAATAATTGCCAAACATAATTATTTTCGTTTATTTTGTATTTATCTTAAACTTCACCAAAAGGATTGACTTCTGTAAATTCTACAATATCATCAAATTCTTCTTGAATGTCATCAGAGGAATCATATGGGGGAGCAGATATAAAATCTCCGCTATCTTTAATAATGTACGTAGCAGTTGAAGCAGCCCCAACTACAACATCACCTGTTACAAATGCAGTTCCAAATCCACTAACTTTAAGAATTTTAGTTTCTGCGTCCCAATCTTTGACTAATCCTGTAGCACCAGAAATAGATCCAGTTACTGTTTCTCCAAAAATATAATTTCCATTGGAAACTGTACTACCAGCAGAAATTGTAATGTTTGGTGCTGTTGTATATCCATACCCAGCATTTATAATTCTAACTGTAGAAATTCCTCCAGATGAATTTAAAAATGCCCTAGCTGTTGCAGTGGTTCCTCCAGAAACTGGTCCTGAAATGGTTACTGTAGGTTCGGTAACATACCCTTGACCAGCGTTGGTTAGACTGATAGGTCCAATACTTCCAGAAGTTGCTATGCCAACTGTAGCACTGGCATTATAACCCCCTCCCCCAGAAAATGTTACCAATGGTGGTTTGCTATAATTATACCCTGTTCCAGGGTCTTCTATGTATATTTTATGAACACTTTTTGAAGTTAAAAGAGCACTTTTACTGGTCATTATACCAACAACTCGTGCTTTTGTTCCAGAAAGTGGAGATGAAACATTTATACTTGGAGTTGTAGAATATCTATAACCACCATTAATTGTACTGATTGTTTGAACGCCTCCAGAAACAAAAGTTGTAGATGCAGTTGCAGTGACCCCAATTCCAGAAAGTTGTAATTCCGATTCATATCCAAGAGCTTTTGGTTCTTTTCCAGCAATAACTGGATCACTGACATTCATTACAATATTTTCATCTTCAATTTCAAAAAGTTCACATCTCAATTCATAAACATAATTTTTTTGAAGTTGATAAAATGGTTTTCTATTTTCAACATATTTAATTTCCATAAAGCTTTCACTTAATGGAATGTAAATTAAATCCCCTTCATTAGGACGTAATGCGTTTTTTACATCTGGGATTTGTTTCATCAATTCTCCAATGTAAGTTTCAAATCTTTCTTTAGAGATAATTAGGTTCATTTCATCAGTAATTCTAACCCCAAATTTACTCATTAAAATACTATTAGAATCAAATCCTTCATAAGAAGCAAGATATGCCTCAATTGGAAATTGATTAGTAAATGTTGAATATAAAACTTCTTTTATAACCTTTCCTTCCGTAATAATTTCTCTTGGCATATAATAAACTTCTATGCCATACATTTTTAATTGTTCATTAATCAAATCCTGAACAAGACCTTGCTCACTGGATGTGCCTTGTAAGAAGAATGGATTTAACATATTAACCTATCATATCAAATGGAGCAGTTTCAAACTCACTTAACATTCTCATTCTAATATCTTCTAATTCTTTTACTGCATCATCATAAATTTGACGTCCATTTAACTCTACGCCACCTGGAAGTTTTACTCCTTGGAATTTGATTAAGTTTTGTCCCCACTGTTTTTTCAACAATGCAGTAAAATAAAGTTTTAAGAAAGAATCATTATAAACTTTAGTATAATCATTTGGGTCTAAAATTCTATAACATTCCATTATGAGATAGTTTCCAGCCACAATACTATCCCAACTCATATCAATGTACAGTCTATTTTGTCTCTTATTAAATCTAATCTGTCTTTGTGGGTTAACAATCCAATCAATATCTTCAAGATATCTCTTGGTTACATAATAGTTTACAAGTTCAGTAGAACTAAACCAGTAAATATCATTCAAAAATAACTGATAGTTAACATTAAAAAGGTTTGATGTAATAGTTCTATTATCAAGTTTAAAAACTCTTTCTACTCCAACAATAGTATCTGGAATTGGAATATAGTTTGAGTTTTCTTCCCAATTAAATGATCCCAATCCAGATGACACTGTTGTTGTAACAATTCCAGCACTCCTCGCTCCACCACGTGATCTACCCCTATCAATATCATCTTGAGTAAATTTATACTTCAAGAACATTTTCTCAACGCCATCAAAATGCCTTTCATTGAAATACTGAAGGGCATCATCTAATCTATCATCAATTTGTTCCTCTGAAACATTAATTTCCAGAACAGGAGCACCAAGTTGCCTTAAGGCATAATCAATTAATTCTTGTCTTGATGCTGGTTTTGCCATTATTTTACACTTTTTAAGTATTTAGAGATTTTTGCATATATCTGATACTACCTCTTGCTGCTTCATATACAACTTCACATAACACTTACAAAGATTTCTCATTAAATCAATATTTGTACAAGTATCCAATTCTCTTGAAATTTTTTCATATTCAAACAATTTAGAAATAGTTTCAAGTTTTAGGTCATCTGGGTCCATTTACCAAATCCTTTAATAATTGTTTAATTTCTTCTATAGAAGATTTCATTTCTTCCACATCATTAGTCAAAGACTCTAATTTTTGTTTTTCATTCAATCTTCTGTTTTTAGAAGAAATATAATTCTGCATTCCTTGAATGTCTGTATTAATAATTGCATTTGTCTTCAAGTCTCTAATTATATTTGGATGACCTTCAACTTTAGCATACTTATTTTCCATTATTTCAGTGCAATTACTCTTAAGTTTTGAATAATTGGAGTTACTGCTTGATTGATACTTGAGCATACAATTTTAATTGCAAATGCTGTGAAATCTTCCAAATTGTTCATAGTATATTCATATTCCAAATACTGATTGCTCAAACTTGGTGCTACAAGTTTATCTGTTAATCCATTATTATAAGCTTCATTTTTTACATTTCCATTTACATCCAAATTAGTATATCCTGGGAACAGATTCCAAACTTGGTCTTCATCTGGCGAATCATTTCTAAACAACTTGTAAAGCACTCTAATGTCACAATCTGCTGGTCTATATGCATCAAGTAGAACTTTCAGTGCATTTGCACTTTGGAGCAAATCAACTCTGTTAGTAATATGAATAAATGTATGTGGGTCATCTACATTTGAATTTACTCTATTGTCAGTTGTATAAGCAATACCAACAATTGGTTGGGTTATTCTGTTATTGTTGACAGTTAAGAAAGATTTTTCAACATTGATGATTGGAGAAACATTAGAATCAGAAGTTCCTAAATTCAGATCTAAAGTAAGAGATTTGTTTCCTGGGAATTGAGTTGCATTTAAGAATTGATTTTCATTTTCTTCTGATGCTACTAATCTTATTGTATTAAATGTAGTTGTATTTGATATTGAAAGTGATGAATATCCTTGATCTTCAAATGGAGATTCATTTCCATCAACACTTTGACCAGAAATAGATCTTAATGATGCAGAACAAGTTGCTCCATTAAATACTGAAACAAATTCTGAACTTATACCTACTGAGTTATACAGTTTGTTCTTTGTTGCATATACAGAGTTTCCACCACCAAATTTAGATGAAGTAAATGATTTTGCAATACCAATATAGTATGAATCTATAGTAATTGGATGAGAATTGGAAATGGTGTGAGAAGTATTAATTCCAATCAGAGATACTCCATTAAACTCATACTTATAAACTAAAGATGAAACTGGATGATTAATAATTGGAGAATTTTGCATTCCCCTTGTAATCACTGATAACTGTCCAGCAGTAGAAGCATTTTCATACTTAATTATTTCACCATCAATTAAAACATATCCTGGATTTGATGGAGAAACTGTTTGTCCTTCAAATGTGGTAAAGTTTGAATTACTTGCAACTAAAATGGATCCAGTTGCAGTTATTCCATATCCAGCAGTTAATGTTGTTGGAGAAACATCTGTTGAAACACCATCTATTGTCACAACATTACTTGCAGAATTCATGCCATGATTTGGATGAATAATCTGCATAAAATAACCATTATTTGGAGCATCTGATCCAACACCAACTACAACTGGGTTTGTTGGAAGAAGATTTTCAATGTCTTCAACTTCTACTTTTGAATTATAGAATCTTGCAGTTCCTCCTGCTGTAGAAAATTTGCACTTTTTAAGGGTAAATTTAAGATCATCAGTTTGGACTGCTGTCCAAGTTGTTCCATTTTGTGAGATGAACAGAGATCCTAAAGATGGTTGAGAATTAATAATTACTTTTTGAACCTCTGGCAAACTTGCAGTAGATATTTCAACTTCACCAACTCTTGAAACCCATACATTGTAATCAAATGAATCTGATAAAAGAACTACTGCATATTCTCTTCCACCTTCCAATCTGGTCAAATTATCAAATCTAAAAGTAGTTGCTATACTTGCATCAGAACTTGTTGTAATTTCAGATGGATTTAGAACCTTTTCAAGATTTCCTACTATTTTATCTGGACCACCTGGAGTGCCATTGATAACCTCTCTAATTTGTAATGACACTGGAATATTACTATCTTTGCTTGCAAAGAAAACATCTACTGAAGATAGAACAATACCATTCTGATCACTAACTATAAATGATTGTGCTAATGGGTCATAATAATTAATAGTGGTAGTTTTAATTTCAGTTCCAGATGAAGTAAAGACAGCCTCAGCAGAACTTACGAATTCTCCAGGAACTCCAAGTGATGTTGATTGAGTTACTCTTACTGGAGTTCTTCCTGTATTATACTTTAGAGAAGAATTATTTGGATCTGGTATAAAAATACTTCCAATTAAAGTTCCATTATTGTCAGCAATCAATTGATTTTCTGATACAGTAGCTATTGCTTTACTGGTCTTTCCATACAACTTGCATCCCTTAATTAAATTGCCATAGAACTTAGATGTGTTGGCAATTTGAAGGGAAGAGGTGTCAATATTTAACAAGGTTGATTGTGGACCATAAACTGTTGCTATTCCTGAAGAAGTGCTGTATGGATTTACTGTATAAGTTGATTCTGGGGAATTATATTTTCCAGATTTATGATTTGGAGTACAAAGTCTAAAAGTACAAATTTTTTGACTATCAGCACTGATAGTATTCGTGTAAGCAGTTACAGTTTCTCCAATTTGGAATGATCCAGTAACATCTTTTATTTGAAGTAGTTTTGGAAATACATAAGTAAATCCATTAATATTAGAACTTAATTCTTTAGAATCAAATAAAAGTTTAAATTTGGTGTTTGGTTTTAATCTTGTAGCAACAAATTCAATATTTCTTGATCTAATGTAAGGAATTTTGGTTTTGGTTACACTTACATCAGAAGATCCTGCTCTTGAAGCATCAGCTACTCTTCTGGATTCTGAAATTTCTACTGTCCAAGTATCACTGCTTGGATTTAAATTTAATAATCCTGACCAAGTTACTACTTGATATGGATTAATGTTTACAATTCTACTTGCAAATGGTTGCTTTACATGATCAGTTTCTGTATATGATAATGTTAATGTATTTCCAGTTAATTTTAAATTACTTGAATTGACATCACTCAAATTAATTTCTGAAGTAGTATTTTGACTATCATCAGAATACAAAGAGAGATTAATGAGATTTTTTACTGTTGGAGAAGATATTGTATTGTTTTCTATTTTAGATCTATAAATTGGAGAAGTGGTGTCTGAAAAATCAGAAGAACTAAAGTTATCTACAAAGAATCCTGATTTAAATCTATTAAATCCATCTTCATCTTCTATCAATAAATTTTTGGTTGTAGATTCTAATAATGAAAGACTTGTATAATATTCTAAAGATTCTACTCTATTTTCAATATCTCTCAAATCGGACATTGTATATCTTCTGTTGTCAGTCAGTAAAATGACAACATCAGTATTAAGATCATAAACATATGGTACTGATAAAATTGTTGCTACATCTAATACTTCTTTAGAAATTGTTGGTAATTTTGGATCTTCTGCAGGAAATCCTAATACCAGTTCAAATTCACCATTAGAGGATAAAGTTAATTTGTCATATCTTGGTAAGTAGAAAGAATAGTCAAATACAAAGTCTTCATTAGAAGATAAAATTTGAGTGGTATTTGAACCAGAACCAGAGAAATCTCTGGAACCAAAATCAAATGGACTGATAGTACTTGAAGTATTGTAATTAGATACCCTTGGTCTTACGTCAATAGTATCTAAATTTCTGACTTGATTGTAAGATGGAATTTTATTTTTATTGATTGTAGATGGATAACTATTAACTGTAATTACATCGCCATTATCAGTAGATTCAAAAGAAAATCTATCAAAATATATTCTAATTCTATGAGATGGTTCTTTTGAAGAATCTTTTCTTACAATCCTTCCAAAATCATAAAATTGTTTCCTTTGTCCATTATCAAGATAAAAATCATTAGTGATATTAGTTGAACCAACATTTACTGTAGATACTGTTGCAGTATATCCACTTTCTTTAAATGAAACTATTTCAGAGGCAGAAAATACTTTTTGGTTTTTGTAAATAATGTAAATTTGACTTGTGGTTTTATTTTCTGCATATACTGCAACTGCTCCAGAATCTTGACCTATTAGAATCTCTCCTACAATTAGATCTAAAGTGTTACCATTTGGACCAGTGATTCCAGTTAATGAAATCCAAGGAGGAGTAGCAGTTCCAGTTTCAGTAGATTCAAATATACCTTGAACTTCAAAAATATCTGGATAGTTTAATGAGATTTCATTATCCTCTACTCTAACTCCATATACTGATGTTACAGCAAGTCCAGCATTTGGTGGTGTTGAGTATTTGGTTTTTGTAATATCAACAAAGGAACATCTATTTAACTTCTTAAATTTATTAGTTACATTAGATTTAATTTGCGTTGTGATTACAGAACAAGGTCCTGCAGTAGAACTCAAGTTCGTAAATTCTGCATCTTTATTTCCATTAGATCTTGTAAAGGTTGCATTAGAAAGATTTTCTAATGTTCCATCAGCATTGACTACAACATACCTTTCTTCATCAAAAGATGCATATGTGTAATCACCTACTAATGTTGGGAGAGTTAATGTGGTTGAAGATTTTGATACTCCAGTATATTGCTTTTTAATATAAACGTTTGAATTTAAGGTGCTTACATTTGAAATATTACTATGATTTAATTGAGTATATAAGGATGATGATTCAGAGTTGACAACTACTTGAGGTTTAATTACTTTTAAATCTGATATTTGATAAAATGTTGTTCCAGTACCAATGTTTCCAGTACAAACATTTTGAACTGTGGATTCTCCAGTGACAACAACTTGATTTTTAGATGCTGCTATAGAAGTGATTTTAACATAAACTGAAGATGATAATCCTGCTCTGGTAAATGATAATACATCATTTACCTTTAAGGATGATGCAAATGAACTTCCATTATTGCTTGTAATTGTTCCTATACCAGAATCAATTTGAGCAGTAAATTGACCAGTAATATTGCTTTGTTTGGACAATAAAGTGTCAGCAACAAAACTTACTGATTGATTATAAATTGACTTTACATCATCAATTGAATAATCTCTGACTGCAGTAAGTGTTTGTGAAAATTCTATTCCATCTACAATTAAATTTTCACCAATTGAGAATTTTCCAGAAACTTGATATAATTTTACAGAGGCTCCACTAACTTCTTTTGCATATCCAAAAGCACCACTATTTTTCCCTTTTACATAAGAACCTACAGTCAGCGAAGAAATTGCTCCACTTAAAGTTAAATTAGTGTATGTTTGAATATCAAATAAGTATAAGTTTGCTTGACTTGAAGGATTTTCAAATGAAGTATTATGAGACTCAAAATCATAAACTCTTGCAAATCCTACTGTAGTACCAGTTGCTACTTGATTTGTCAATCTCTGATCCAACAGAGAAACTGAAAATGTAGTAGTTAGTCCAAGAGTTGGGGATCCTTTTACGTTATTAATTCTAATTAAGTCACCACCATAAAAAGATGTTGATGAAGACTCTACTGATTTTGTAGTTCTTGGTTTTGGATAATCTATTAAAACATTACTTGTTGGAATTTCATATCCTTTTACATATGCTTTTCCAGGAGAAACTTTTAAAAGTCCTAAATCAATTGATGGTAAAGAACCATCTGGAGTTTTTTGAGTTTCTGTATAAAGTCCACCATTTCCAAGATTATCATTCAATGACTCTAATGCCTGTACATTAAAAGCATTTACATAATAATTTCCAGACTCATCATAAGTTCTTCTGGCTAAAATTTCATTAATAAATGAATACTTATCATCTTTTTTAATTGAAGTTACTATTCCATTAGTAACTCTAAACAATTCTATAAAATTATCATCATTAAAATTATCTATTGGTTTTTTGGATAAGTTTAAAGTAATTTTTAATCTGTCTGCTCCAGGAGCAGCATAATTGGAAAAACCTTGTGAATTATCATTTAAAGATGGATCTTCATCAGAGTCTATAATATCTTCTACTATTTCTAATCCAACTCTATATGAGGGAGTGTTAGTGTATTGATCTAAAATAATTGTACTTGTTTCAACTCCAATGAAATATCCCCTAACAAAATAAACACCTTCTGTTAAATTCGCAGCAGATCCTACAGACGTTGCTTTTCTATTGGTTAAAGAAATTACTCTTGCAAATTCTGAATTGGTAAAGATATAAGAATCTCCAACAGGAATATCTGATAAGGTTATTAATTCTTCTCCATCGTCAAATACTTCTTTAGTAAAGGATTGATCATCAGAACTATCAGAGGATGAAATATACTTTACATATAATGTTGTATTTGTTCTTTCAGAATCTTCTTTAGATAAAACTTTTAATACTTTTGCTGAAATTCCAGTCAGTTTTCCTTTTATAGTTTTCCCAACCAAATTTTCATAATATTCTTCTACGTTAATGCCCTTGTAAGTACTTTCAATTTCTACGCAAGTAAAATTTCCATCATAATTTGATGCCCCAGGAATTACTACACCACCATTTGTATAGAAAGCAGTTCCAAATTTTTCAATTTGATTTTGTAAAATTGATTGTAAAGTAGTTAATTCTCTTGATTGTACAGTAGTTCCTGGTTTAAATAAAACCTTATAGTAATTTTTGTCCTCACTAAAATCATCAAAATAAGGACTTTTATTTAAATTTGTGCTTTGGGGCATTTTAGAACTCTATAATAATTTTGATATCTTCTCTTTGTTGAGATTGTCTTGATACAGAAACTCTGTTATCAACATATACAATCTCACCACTCTTTGTATTTATATCTGGATTTGCAAGTCCTCCAGAAAAAGTTTGACCCAAAAAGGTTTCTCCTATTTGAGATCCTGAAAAACTCAATATATTATAGTTGTTGCCATTTATTGTAATAGAACTTGCATCAAAATTAGAATATGAATATGTTGATGTTGTAGATAATCCAGATCCTCCAGTCAAATATCTATCAGATGTTTTTGTAATATTTCCTGAAGAATATGTATCTGTATAAAATTCTCTGGGTTTTGTGTATTTAATTACAGTAGAAGATCCAATAGAAACTGCACTTACTAAACTTCCAATAGAATTAGTCTGAGATTGTGTTATCAAAGAATCTTCAGGCTCTGAAGATGCAGAAGTTCCATCAACTAGAATTCCATAAACTCCTGATCCTGTTGTGTCTGTAAAAGTAGTTGTACTTCCAAATTGAGTTATATCTTTAATTATTCCAACTCTTGCAAATTGATTTCCTTCAATGAAATCAGGATTTGTTATAGTATTTTCTATTCTGGAATAAACTAAAACTCTATTTGTTCCAAGTTCTGAGTAAACATTTTTGCCATGACCTCCTGGAGGTGGTATAATTACATTAAATACTGATTTATTCAATTGTGGTTCTACAATAGAATCTAAATCTAAAGTTGCAAAAGTGTACCCAGATCCTCCATTAGTCACAATAACTTCTATAGGTCTTCCCTGTTCATCAAAAGTTACTGATGCTAATCCACCAGAACCATCTCCAACAATTGGAACATCATTAATTATATTTGTTGTTGATGGTATTAAGTAAGGTTGTGAATCTTCAACTAAAATGGTTTCAATCTTCCCATCAACTGCAGCATCTCTGATTCTTGATATTTCAGAGTCTGTTGAATTTTCCCAACTACTTGGTACAGATATGTAATTAGTAGAATCAATTTTTAAAGCATCTGAAGCAGAAATAGTATAAAGATATTTCCAAACATATCCATCATTTTCTATTTCTGGAGATTCTGAAGTGTGAATAGGTTCATTTATAGAAATTACTCCCAGATTTTGATTTGAGGGAGCAGCACCATTATTAATACAAACATAAACTCTATAATCTCTATTTACAACATAATATCTACTATCGTATAATCTTGTAGATCTTGTAATAGGAGTTAAATTATATCTACTATAATCATGCCTATACATATCATACTTTAATCCAGAAGTCCATTGAATTTTTGGAATAACTCTGATAGTATTTGATGATGTTATTTTTTTAACTCCCAATATTGTATTTTTATACTCATTCAAATAATTTAAATTATCTACAGGATCTGGGGTGTTGCTGTTCCAATCTGAAAAATAGTCACTATAATTTGACAACCCTATGAAGCAATAATAATTTCCGTTATCAACATCATTAATAAAATTAGTACAGGTTCTAATTTTTAAATTATCAGTTATTATAGCTGGCATTTTTTGGGGACACTTTTATCTTATTTATTAAGATTTTCTCCAGATGGAAATTGTAGTTGTATTAATTCCTGAGGGGGAATTTGAAATATAGTAAGTTTTTCCAATTCCAATTGAACCTGATCCTATAGAAGTTACAGTAACTCCAACTCCAGTATAGTCAGACTCAACATAGTCTCCAATAACAATTAATGTCCCAATCCCTACTGTGGTACTAATTCCAATTGTATTTGTTCCAACTCCAACAAAAGTTCCACTTGTGGTCCCAATACCAACAAAAGAATAAAGTCTTGATCTTTGTGAAAATCTTGACTTGTTCACATATTCTCCAGATATAATTTTATCTTGTTTTTGTGGAGTCCAAGAAATAGATCTGATCTGAGAAGAACTTTCAGAAAGACCTAATTTATTGTACAATTCAGTTTGAACTGTATCAGATGTTAAAATTCTTTTTACTGTTCTTGTCTGCTGTTGCTGGGGAGATTTATTTAATAAATCTTTGCGTATTTGCAAAATGTCTCCAGGTTCTATAGGAGGATCTATATTAACAAATTCAGTGTCATTATAACTTCCCTTATAAAAATAAACCTTTACAGTGCTTCCTAATGCAGGAGCTTCTTTGAATAAAACTTGAGTTCCTGAAGTAAAAGTGTAAGATTCATTAGGAATTTGTAAAATGTCATTTATAAAAATTAATAAATTATAAGCTAAGTCTATTTGAGATCCATTTACTGTTTCTAAACTTATTGGTTGAGACTCTCCATCTACAGTTTCATATAAAGTAAATATTTTTCTTCTTCCATTTACATAACTTGTAAAATCATTTAACTTTTGCAATATTCCAACATTCCAAGCAGCAAATTTATCTTTTTCAACATCATTTATTGTTATTTGTAATAGAGTGCATCCTGGAGCAGTAACAACTCCCACTGGGGTCAAAACTTCTCCTACAGTGTATCCATATCCAGGATTGGTAAATTTAAAGTTTGTTACTGTACCAAATGAGTTGACTTCAAAAGAAACAGAAGCACCTACACCAGAAGTTGATCCAGTTACAGGAATATTTTCATATCCAAATGGAGGATCAATCACTACAGTTGGTGGAGTTCCTCCAGAGTAACTTCCAACTTCACTAAAAACTGTGCCAACAACATGTCCATTTTCAACTATTGCTGTTGCAGATCCTGTAGTTCTTATTCCAGAAGAAGTTTCAAAATGAATTTTATAAATTAAGTCAGATCTATAACCAGATCCAGACACACCTATGGCAATATTGTCTGGATTTATTTCTTGTTCTGGCAAAACACCTCCAATAAGAAGTTCTGCAGGGACCATAGGTTGATAGTTAGTTCCATAACTTAATCCATATCCAACTATTATTCCTCCTCTTGGCAATCCTCCAACATTTACGTCATAAGATTTTGTAGTTCCAAATCCAGAATCATATTCTCCCCTACTTCCTATAAATGCAATACTTGTAATTCCTGCTACAGAGTCTTCTTGGTATGTAAAAGCTTCTTCAGACTCTGGATATTGAAATATATTATTAATTAATACAATTCCATTATCTGATTTAATACCTACAGTATTAATTCCTGATGCTGTTAATGTGAAAGAAGAACTTATTCCATTAAATTGTTCAGAAACATCATCAAACACTGCATTTCCATAGTAATTTGATCTTAGAAAAGCTCTTCCATGAAATTTTGTTTCTTCATTTGGAATAATTTGAACAAGTTGTACATTTGATACTGGGTTGGCAAGATCAGTTGAATCAGTAAATTCTATTTTTTCATTATTAATTGCTTTTAAATAATTAGAAGCAAAACTGAAATTATTTTCTGAATTTTTAATTATGAAATAATTATTTCCTGAAGTTAATTCATTGGGTACTCTTGCTCCAAAAATTCTAACTTGAGATCCTGTTTGAAAATTATTGGTAAAATAATTAAAAGAATATGATGATATACCTGTATTAGAATAATTAAAATTTTCTGGTAAAAGTAATATAGAGTATGTTCTTCCTTCCAAAGGAGCACTTGTAAAATAGATTATATCTTTATCAATAGTATAATTTCCTTCCATTACATAGGCAACATTTTCTTGACTTATTTGAGTGTTATCAGTTCCCAAATAATTTAAATCTTCAAGTAATGTAATATCATATCCAGTCCCATATCCAACTGGAGTCGTTTTTAATTCATAATCTAAAGTTAAAATTCTAAAAAGTCCATTATTAATTTTCAATACAGAAGTTGGTTTTACATTTCTTAAAGATGAAACTCTAATTTTTGCAGAATTAAATGCAGTTTGTATGCCAACAGTGGACCCAATTGAAAGGGGTGACTGAATTACATTGTCTATTGAAATTAGACATTTTGAGTTTTGTTTTTCAACTTCAAGATAATGCTCAGTTCCTACTCCTACAGAAATTAAGTCTACATAAGAATTTGATAGTGCTAAAGAAGATGCAAGAGCAACTCTGATTGTGTCTTTATCAACTACTATTGGATATATTGTATCTGGAAGATAAGTAAATCCCAATCCAAATCCAGAAGAACTTATTCCTACAGAAGAACTTCCAACACCTAAAGTATAATTTAATGTTTCTCCTGTTTTGAAGTAATGGTCTTCAATCGTAATAGTATTATTATCTATATCCACTACATCACCATCACTACCATCAAATTGTTTATAGAATAATGGAGTTCCTTTATGTTTTATGGGAAAGGATGTTCTCCCAAAAATATTAGGAACATATAAAATGTCTATGTTTGCCATTTATGGTTGTGCTGTTAAAATATTTTTTTCAAAAAACTTGATAGAGTAATTAGCATTATCTGCAGGTATATAAGATAATATATAAGTATTTGTTCCTGAATCATAAGTTGTTTCAAAAGACAAATCATTGAGGTTTCCAATTACAGAATAGTTTATATTATTTAAATATGTATCTTGTTGATAGTGCACAGAATCTAATAGAACAAAACTTTTCTGTGTAGTTATTCCTATTGTTTTTGTTACTTCAATTCCAAATTTGGATGCAGCATAAGATGTTGGGACAACAGTAATAATTTCATCGTTTCCAGATGTATAACTTCCAGAAACTGCAGAACTATTTAATCTTGTTGGAGAATCGACAATTTCACTTGGAGAAATTAATGTGTTTGTCAAAAATGTTACATTAGTGTAAACAGTTACCCCAACTCCAGAAACTCCATCATAGGTGATTAATAAATCTCCTCCAGAAGTAGAAATCCCAATAGTTCCTAACCCAACTAATTCATTTTGAGCATAAGTATTGTATTGAGCAACACCAGAATCATATAAAAATGCCATTTCGTGAGAACTTTCAATATTATTTAAAGTTGAAGATATTCCTACAAATAGAGTTCCTGAAGATGATTCTGATAATGGTATTGAATAAATTGTCTTTTGAGTTGGCGAAACTTCAGAAGCATAATTAGATGTTATTAAAACATTTTTAACATATCCATAGGTTGTTGTAGTAATTCCAATAGTTGTATTAACGTTTTCTCTAACAGCTTTTATAGATAAAGAATTGAATACATTAATTGGAACATAATTAATTACTATTGTGTTATCATTTAAAAGATCAGCGGTGACCCTTCCAAAATCATTATTCTCAAAGTAAGAATATGATGTCAAATTAATATTTGACCCATTTCTAGCTACTAACAATTCAAAAAATTGTGGGAATAAAAATGGTCCTAAGAAAGAATCTGAGGATTCTACAAAAAACACATATTTTGAAACAATGCTTCCAGTAATTTCATCTATGGGAATTGTTACTACTGGAGGAACAGTTGTATTAAACAAGTTGGAAATATCATCTATAGAAAGAACTAAATTTTGATTGGAAAGTAAATAATCAGATAAAATTTTACTATTAAATTTTATAATGTCTGATGCATTGTAATTATAATCTTCAACATTTTCAAACACCAAATCAAAATCATTAATTGTAGACAAATCAGCATAAGAACTAATTGCAATATCAACTCTTGATGAATCATCTGCAGTAATAGAAGAAATTCCAGAAGGAGAGGATTCTACTATTAAATCACTAAACTTTTTATATCCTGCTACATGAGAAGTATCAGAAACCACTGAATCCCAATCACTTAAAGATTTTTTGCTCTTAAGTGAATAAGAGAATCTTTGATAATAATCATTATCTGGAAGTTTTTGTATAGTTGATGATAATTGTCCCTGTTGGGTTCTCCATCCTATAGATTTTGAAACACTTGAAGATGATTTTAGAATTAAATTATAATTTTCTATCTTATAAACTTTACCTTTAGACAAGCTTGATTTTCCAGTTAACACATCCTCAACTTGAATGCTATTTGGATTTTTAATTTTAATTAAACTTGTGATAGGGTCATTATTTTTATTTAAAATAATATTAGAATCTTCTATTTGTTCTCCACTGTAAAAAACATTTTCTACAAGATTTGCAGTTACTTTTGGCAAATTATTAGAATTTACAACATAAGCATTATTAGACAAAGTTCCCTCTACAGAAAATATTCCAGGATACTTGTCTAATTTATAAGTTATTTGAGATGCATTTTCAGACCCATAAGAAGTCTGGACACCAACAACTTTAAAGAAATCATAATCATAATCTGATGAATTATATCCTGCTCCAAGATTTTCTTCTATTCCTTCTATAAAAATTTCATCATCAATAGAAAATGGTAATGGATTGCTTGTAGTAAATCCTGATATTGGAGTTTCTAAAGTTAAAGTAATTAGATACTGATTTGAAGCAAATGAAGTGCTTATTCCAAGAATTTTCAGACCATTGTTATTTTCTATAAAGACAATCTTATCATCTGTAGAAAGAAGACCAGAACTTGAATTTACCAGTTCAACTTCATCTACTGATCCATTTTTAATTGTAACATTAGCAGCAAAGTCAGAAACCAAACTATTATTTTCAATGCTATACAAACTAATCTTAGGAGCGCTTAAATAACTTGATCCTCTTTCAACGATACTCAAAGAACCAACTTTGTAATTATTATAAACAAATGTTGAAGAGTATCCATTTGAAAATGGTTTTAAAGTTTTATCAAATGGGAGAATACATTCATCATTTACAGTAGAACTTTTTAAGATTTTACCTACACTATTGCTAATAGGAATTAGGTTTGCTCCAGTTCCACCTCCAGAAATTGAAGAAATTTTTGGAAGTTTTTGATATTCATTTCCTTTGGATAATAATTTTACTTTATTTACAGATCCAAGAATATTTGAAGAAGTTACATTGTAAGATAATGTAGAATTTGATGATGAATAACTTCTGTTTTCTGGATCTATAGGATAATTAATTTCAAAAGAAGTATCTGAATAAGTAGTGATCCCAGCAATAATATTATTATACAAACTTGGTTTAATATCAATAGTATTAAATTTAAATATAGATTCATCAGAAAATACTTTTTTAGATGATGATTCTATGTTATAAAAAAGAATTTTTGGTGTATATTTTGAGATTGATAATGTTAAAGATGTTGATGTTTTTTCAACTTCTATGCCATTTTGAACATTGCCCAAATATTCATTTGCAAAATTAGAGTCAGTATATAACTTAAATTGGGTTTGAGAGAGAGTGGGAGAAGATAAATCAAAAGTTACAGTTTCATTCTCATAAAACTTAATATTAGGATTATTTTGGGAATCAATTTTTAACTTTGCAGTTGAATTGTCATATGATACAATATATGTTGTGGCAATTCCAGAATTTACAGTTAAATAAACTTTATCCCCTACTGACAGTCCATGAGTTTGTGCTGTAGATACTATTGTTTTATTTGTGTTTATATCAGCAGTTACAGAAGATCTGTTGCTTGTTAATTTATGGAGATAATTATTTTCTGCTGAAGTATATAATAAAAGATTGTCAGTGCTGTTTGTTATTGAACTGGTTAAACCTATTATGTTATCATTAATTTTGATGACATACAAAGATGAAATCCCACTTAAATTTCCAAAACCAGAAACTATAATTGAATTTTCTCCAAACTCATAATTTACTTTTTCTCCTGTTTTGAATTTGTGATTTGGTAAAAAGATTCTTCCAGTAGGAATAAATTCAGTATTACTGACACCATATCCTAATGGCAATATTGATAATGTATTTCCAGCGCCAACAGCAGTTGAAATTCCTACAGAAACAGATTGTTCTGGATTAAAGTAATAAGTTTCATTTTTAGGTGGAAGATCTATAAGAGGATAACTAAAGTCAAATCTACTTTGCAACAGTGTGACAGATGTTCCTAAATTATGAGATGTTGCTCCAGTTTCTCTTAATACATTAATTAAATTATTAGATAAATCTAATCCAATTACTTTTAAAGTTTCTGAATCTATTTTTATGAGAGAATCTACTTCAAAATTTAAAATAGAATCTCTAACTTGAATTGATGTTACTATTCCAGTAGTAGTTTGATCAGATATCCCTTGAAGTAATTGAGTTTCTTTTAATGGAACATTTACTTGAACGAATCCTTCTAAATCTGAAAATGTAGAGGTAGATATTCCAGAAATTTTAATATAACTTTGATCTTTGATATTGTGTGTTGTGGTAGCAATACCAACAACTGACCCTCTTTCATAAATTAAAGTGACATTTGACAATGTTTCAGTTGAAGATTGAATACTATTAATACCTACTCCAGATAGTTCAGACACTTCTGCCAGAGCACCAAATCCACCAGTATTAGAATTATTAAAGGATATTTGATCTCCTATTGAATATTCAAATCCACCATTAACTACAAGAACATCATCTACTCTACCTCTTGAAGTATTTGTAACTAAAATTTCTCCATCTTTTGATTTTTCATTAAAGTTAAAATATTCATAGTAGTTTTGTTTATTTTCTACCCCATATGGAAGAGTATGTTTGGTTATGTTTAGAGTGTTAAAATTTAAATCTTGATTAATTTTCAAATCAAAATTATCTTGTTCTGGAATATATTTGTAGTAATTTCCTATAAGATATGGGAATATTGGATCTCTATTTTTTGAGATAGTACAAAAATAAGCATAAATTCCATTAGGAAAATCTGGAGTTACACAAAATCTTCCATTGTATTTGTCCAATGTGCCAAGACCTTCAACATATTCATAATCTTCCATTAATGATCCTTCAGGAAATATTGAAGAATCTGGTCTGTTAGTTGGCAAAATAGTTTTTATTCTATAACTACTTGTCATTCTTCTAAATCCACCAGTCCCATCAGGATTAGTATACCCATCTGGGCCATAAATTGGACAACCATCATAAGACCATCCTATTATTTGTGAGTGTGACGATGGGTTTTGAGTAGGATCTAATTCAGGGACATTAAATTGTGCCCATAAGTTTGGATTTAGATAAAACACATTAAATGTGTTGCCAAAATATGAATGTTTCTTTCCTAAAAGAATTCCTTCTGAAATATTTGTTGTCCCAAGTTTAGAGACTTCATTTAAAGACCAAGATTGTAAATTTGTAGAAACTTTTAAATTTTTTCCAAAAGGTTCTATTAATATATTTGTTGAATTATTATAACCAACTCCACCATTTACAACTGAAACTGAAGAGATTTCTCCATTTACTATTACAGGTTCAAGTTTTGCTCCATATCCAGACCCATCAACAATTAACTTAATAGAATTGTAATAATTGCTTCCAGAATTTTTAACTATTACTTTAATAATTTTTCCATTTACTACAACTGGTTCTAAATTTGCTCCAGATCCAACTAATTCTTTGATAGTAGGAGAATTTTTATAGTTAAGAATTGTTGGAGAACCATATCCATTTTGTCCAAAAAATCCAGTCTGCACCTCAGTAACTTTTCCTAAAACTACTGGTTTTATTGTTGCTTGAGATCCTATAACATTTCCTTGGTTATCTGTTGCTAAAGGTCCAGAAACATTTACTGCAATTGGTGAATATTCAAAGAAATAAATTGAAAATATATCAGACTGTCCAATATCTACATAAGTTGTTGAAGTTTTGCTTGACTTTAATTTAAATCTATCTTCATCTATTTTATGGATGTAATAGTTTGTTCCTGTACTAATTCCAGATAAAGATGTTCCAGCAAAAGAGTATCTCACTTCATCATTAGTTACAAAACCATGATTTTTTATGGTGATAACGTTATCATAATGATTAATATCATTAGGTCCTGCTAATACTTTTTTGTATTTAAATTCTGTATCTACATTAATTAAATTTACAGAGTCTACTATAAGTTTCTTTTGAGTCGATACAAATCTTTGAGTCCCTGTACCATATTCTCTAATTCTGATATAATTATTTGATATAGCATCATTTTTAGTATAAGCTAATCTAAATGAGGTTCCTGCTCCAACATTGATTACATAATAAACACTATCATTAATCAAATATTCACTTGCCAATGTTCCTATACCAATTGGAGATCCTCCTAATGTTTGATATACAACTTCTTCTCCAGTTATAAGATAGTGTTTAGATGGAAATATAAACTGGTCATTAATATCACTAACATATCCACCAGCTGATGATGCAGTAAATTCCAGTTCTTTTGCCTGAAGTTTCATTTTAACTTCAGTTTTAACAGAATCATTTCCTCCACCAGATATTGTCACTGTAGGAGATTTTGTATAATTAAATCCAGGATCAGTGACAATTAATTCAGTAATTTTTCCAGTTAATTGTGGTACTGTAGTTGTTTGAGTATCATTTCCACCATCAATTAAAAATCTTGGGGGGTTTGTAATATCATAATTTGTTCCAGAATTTAAAACATTGATGGATGATATTTGCCCATAGTAAATTTTATCATAAGATTTATAATTTTTAATTTCAATTCCATTAGCCAAAATTCCTGTTGGTCCTGGTAATGTCTCTACATCTGAAATTGAAACATTTGGAATTTTTGGAAACTTTTTAAATATTTTTGGAGAAGTAAATTCATTTCCATATAAACTATTATCAATTAAAGTAAATGATTGAATATATCCTTTAATAGAATTGTCTACTGGAGGATTGACCAATTCATAAAAACTAATAAAAGATGAGTTTGCAATATTTTCTGCAGAATATGCTAATTTAATACTATCGCCATCAATTTTCTTAACATAAAAAGATGTCCCAGTAGAGACACCAACTGGATTAGAGTAAGACCCAAAAATACTATAATTTGTAACTGTTACCAATTCCCCATCATAATAATTATGAGATCCCTCTAATGTTTCATAATCAGATTGATTTAAAGTAAAAGAAAATTGTCTTTTATATGGATTTATGTTATAATTAGGAAATCCATTAGAAGTTATATAATTGTAAGATTCATCAGTAAAAGAATTTTGAATATTTGCAGTGAATTTATTATTAATTTCAGGGTATGTTGTTGATTGTGATTTAAATAATTTTCTTTTTGCTGTTATTCTTGAACCGACATAAGAAGAAATTCCAGATACATTAATTGAATATTGTTTTGGTGTTGCATTACTTGTAGAAACAACTACTCCAGATTTAATTTTTTGATTAAAATTAGTTCTGTATAAATCTACTACATCACTATTTTTTAATTTGTGGTCATATAAGGTTTTTACTGCACCATTAGACAGACTAACTCCTTCTAAAGCATAATCTTGCAAAGAAGTTGTCAATATTCCAGAATATACAGTTAATGGTAAATTGTAAATTAATGATTTTGTGAAGGCATTATCATCAAGGTTTCCTAAATTATCTACTTTAATCCCATCACCTTTAATTGCATATGAAACAGTAGAAGATTCTATCCCAGAAAGAGAACCAACAATTCTCAATTTAACTTGAGTGTTTGAGTTTTCTTCATATCCATAAACAAAGTTATCTCCATACAACTCTGTTTTTGAAAGTATGTTTTGAGAAATGCCAGAGCAGTTTAAAAATTGGTTTGATGTTTTGTCAGTATAAGTTATAGCAATTTCATTAATATAAATTGTTCCAGAATTTTCAAATCCAATAGTAGAGTCAACAGTAATTACAGTTGCCCCTGAAGAAATATCTTCTACTACATATGTTTTTGGTGTTTCTAAAAAGTTGCCAAAAATTGAACCAAGAGAACTTAAATTAGAAGAATATCCAGAAAATAAGTTAATTTTGTAATATACTTTATTCTTAAAATAAAATCTATCTACACTATAAATTGACCCAGATGCTGGTAAAATATTTCCATTTACACTTTCATCTTGATACAAAGTTTGTCCTACTAATTTTGTAGGATCTCCAGATATTAATTCACAACTAAATGACTCGCAAACAGTCCATTTATCATCTGAAGGTTTAAATGTATAATCATCAGGTTTGATGACCTTTACATCTTCGCCATAAAGAACTTTGAATAAAATTTTGTAAGATTCATCAGTTCCTTTGGTTTCATAAAATGCTCTTGCTTTACTGATAAAGTTTGGAACATTAATTCTACTATCAAAATCAATTTCTTCAAATCCTGGAAGGAATTGATATTTGATTTTCTTAAAAAATTCTTGTAAAAATAAATTACTTAAGTTTTGTACAGATGCTCCTGCAGTATGTTCAGAAGATTCTGTTTGAGAAAATACTAAAAATTCTGGATTATTTTGCTGGGTTAATGATGAAATTCCACTAAATCCACGAACACATCCAGTAAAGGAATTTGTGGTAATTCCAGTGTAAGTGATAATCTCATCATCAATTTTTAAAAGACCATATTCAGGAGGATACCCACTAACAGACTCTACAAATATTTCATCATCAAAGAAATCAACACTATTAGATAAAACTGTATCTGAATGTAAATTTGTGTTATCAAAAGCGTCGAAATTTTTATATTTAATTAAATTCTCTGCAAGGTCTACTGTAGACCCTTGAAATTCTTGAGAAGTATAATATTGACTTAAGAACTCTGAAAAATTTGGATTGTCTGACAGTATGAATTCAGGGATTTGATTAATAACAATATCCTTAATTTTAACTACTTTATTGTCTTGATTCATTTTAATTTCTTATCTTTGAGTCAGAAAAATAACTTGATTCTGGAATAAATCTACTGCCAGATGCATTTTCCCCAGAGGATATCAAATCTTTAACCATAGAAATATCGCTATTTCCAATGTCTAATTTCAAGTAAATAGATTTTTTAGCAATTACATCATTAGAATATGGAATTGCATCAATCTCAATAATATTATTGGGTTTTAATGTAGAAGATACATTTATATTATCTATATTGATAATTCCATTCACATAATCAACATCTCCAATATTATCTATTTGTTTAATTATCTTGTTTGAATCATATGAGAACAAATATAATGTTCCTGTTTTTAATGTAGAATCATCTACTATATCTCCAATATAGACAGTAGAAGAAATGCCATTAATCATAAATCCACTTGATCTAATATTTGGAGTATTGCTGTTTCTATTATCATTTACATTGAATCTATTTTCAAAACATATTTGATATTTTGTGGGTTCTTTTAAAAGAACTTCAAAATTCCTTCTAATTCTAACCTTAGTAATATTTGATGTAATAGCATTGCTTGTTGAGTCTATGATTGCTAATGCTTTACTGTATTTGAACCTACCCCCAAACTTATTCAAATCAGAAGAGTTTGAATAAGTAGTAAGAGATGAGGTCACATTTGTTTTCAATGATTCTGGAGATGATGAAAAGTTTGAATTATAATAAACAGTTGAATCCAATTCAACATATAAAACATTAATATCTACAAATTCAGGTTTGATTCCTGCTATAGTGTATTTTTTGAGGTCATTTAAAATGAATTCTTTGGTAGATTGTGCAAGAAAATCTGAATTCTTTGGTTTGACTGCAAGAAATACTTTTCCATATTGTGGAGGAGTCATTTCTTCCCCCCCATATGCAGTCACAGACTCAATATTTGAGTAAATGGATGGTAAAATAGATTCATAGTCATTTGCTGTAACCGCTCTTCGTTGAGATGCATACAGTCTTGGAGCATAATATCTTACAGATTCTACAGATTGAATGTTATCACCATTCTGTGCTGCAACATTTGTGACTATAACACCTGCAGAAGAAGATATTGAAGCTCCTGTATCATCATTTAATGTGCCAGAGAAGGTAAAATTAGATGCTCCATTACCTGCAGGACCATTTGTGACAATATAAGAGGCATTAACTACATTTCCATTGCTTAATTCTTTACCAAAAATACCATCACCAAAGAAAAGTTCATATTTTTCATCAGAAACTTCTTGAATTAAGAAGATTTGTGATGTAGAACTGATTCCAACAATATCATTAACTGAAGAATACTCTTCAGAAGTGGTGCTTTGAGAATCATTATAGACTTTTACTCTAATTGTAGAAGTATCTACAAAGGGGTTTGGAAGAATATATTTCTGATTTGGTTGAGAATTGTCTACAGTGAAGGTTTTTGTAAGATATGTTCCTTCATAAATGTCAATTTCAGAAAAAACTGCTTCCTGATTTGAAACGCCAACAGTAATATCTTCTGGAATTGAGAAAATATAACTGGTATTATCTAATGAACCAGTACAAACAATACCAGATTTGAGTGTGACTGTCTTGATTGATGAATTTAAACCTGATACTATGAATGAAATATTTGCTTTTGCTGCTCTTCTGGACAGTGGAACGAACCCTATATTCCTTGCAAGAGAGACTACGTTCTCTCTGATGGTGGCACTGTCAAGGAATGCCTCATTTGCCACCATGTTGGTGTTGTAGGCAGTCAGATAACTGTTATAGGCAAGGATATCAATCAGAATAGAGAAGTTAGAACCTTCAAAATCAAAGTCGCTAAAGGTTGAATTTGCTCTTAAGTAGTCTTTAATAGAGGCTCTAATCTGATCAAAGTCCAGATTAGTGAAATCTGTAAATGCCATTAGTATCTGGTGGGTTGTAATATGAAGTTAATTGCTTGTGTTGGAACAGCAAGTCCAACAATATCATATATGATGCTAACATCTAACTCATTATCTTCAGGATATAATGCAACATTTACATCTCTGACCACAACTCTTGGTTCAAAGTTAGACAAAACAGTTCTAATTTCTTCCTGTAATGGGTCAACAACACCACTATCTGCAAGTTCAAAGAAGTAAGATTCTACTTTTGACCCTAAAAGTGAGTTAAAGAACCTTTCACCAACTCTTGTTCTAACTAAATTAACTACAGATCGTTTGATTGCATCCTCATTTGAGAGTGTTCCAATATCATTGGTTACAGGATGCCTTAGAAAAGACAAGCTGATATCTTTAAATCCCCTTGAAATATTTTCTAAAGGCACCTGTAACTACTAACACATTACTTTTATTTATTGTGGTTTCCCATAGGTTGGTTCAGTTCCATATTCCCAGTCATCATAGTCTTCATCATTACGAATTTTCTGGTGAATTTCTGCTTGTTCCTTCAAAAAATGCTTAGATTTGGGAACATCATCATGCATAATTTCTTGAATAGTCCTTTTTTCAAGTTTAACATGGTAATCAGTGACTAAATTTGTGGTTCCCCACATCTGATACATGTAATTTTGGTCTCTATCTACAGGTAAGTTAGACATTTTGCTCCTAATTCAGTTTGAATTAGAACTTTTTAAGGGGTTGCTATCCCAACTTCATACATAAAATCATCAGAAGTTTCAATTTTTCTTTTATTTTCAACTGAGTACTCAGTTAAATCAATTTCATATCCAGGGTTTTTTGTAATTCTATTGCAAATCCAGGCATCATCATACCATAAAATTTTATTATTTGGATATGCATAAAAATTACCATCATCCATTTTGAAAAAATGGGCACATTTATGTTCTGGTGTCTCACTAAAATTTGTGTTTAATGTAGATTTTGACTCCCAAGACCAATCTAAGGTAAACATATACACACCTTCGTTCTTTTCACCTTTATAATTAATCAATTCTGCTCTTAATCCAGCAAGTCTTGAACGAATTTGCACATCAACATAGGGAGAAAAACAGTCCCACCACATACATTCCTCTAAATTTGGGACTGGAGCATCAGGTTTCCAACAAAAAGCGTGAATTGGTCGTCGTGTCCAATTCACGCCATTCTCTAAAAATGCTTCAAAAAGAGGAACTCTTTTTTCTAATGATGCTACTGAATGTACGTCACAAAGAGTTACATCACCATGACCTTTTTTATGATTATACAAAAACTCATTACGAATGTAACAAGTAAATGTTGGAAGATTGTGATTTAAATATGCCATAAAAAATTAATAAAAAAGCAGGGAGTTACCCTGCTTTATCTATATTAACAACCTTGACCTCTGTAACGCTTCTTCCTGCCATTACGAGAGGTGGCAGAGAGATTGGTGTTCTGTGAACGACCTTGACGAGTCTTCTTGGGTTTACTCTCAATAATCACTTTATTGGTCAGTGATGGACGCTTTGCCATAATTTAATCCTCTGAATCACTTGTACATTCTACCACAAGGTCCTCTGGATTGGGAAGCCCTGTCTCATAAAATTGTTGAGACAGTTCATCCATCACATCAAACATCTCATCTTGAGAGAGATACTGGTAAAGGACCCTACCAGCACACAGAATTCTAAATGATTCTTGTTTTTTCATGTCCTACACGAATCTGAGGGTGACACCAGATCTCAAATCCTGCCTTCTTGGCATCCAGACAGAAGGATACATCCTCACCACACATGTCCTGAACCTCACCAGAGTCAAAGACTTGCATCTGAGGGGCAAACCATGGATACTTCATATCAGGATGTTCAAAGACCCCCTTCTTAATCAGAACCCAACCAAAGCCTGTGTAATCCACAGTGAATGGTTTCTTTCTGTTGCCAATGGTGTCGACCATCTCGTGGTTCATGACGCCTCCATTCTTTCTGAAGTCGTCCTCTTCCAACCAGTGAGCTACTGATGTGGTTCTACCATCCTCTGTGGCATACCAACCTGCTGCAATGTCCTTGTCCATGGCAAAAATTGCCCAGAATGCATCTGTGTTAAAGACAATATCGCTGTCGATCCAGAGTTGATAGTCATAATTCAGTTTACCCTGCCAGGGAACTTGATCAGGACCTGCAAGTACATTTGCACCAAGACACTTGCAACGTGCAAAGTTCACCATTGAACTATAGTCTTGTGAGATTTGAATACTTGCACCTGCCTGTACCAGATCAAAGCACAGTTGTACAAAGTTCTTCAAAAAGATATATGAAACTCCACGTCCTGGAAGACAGAATACAATTGTTTTACCTTTGATTCTCTCTAAACACTCTTCTCTATTAAACAGAGGTTGTTCTTCCTCTGTAGGTTTTTTTGCTTTTACAGTAAATCCTTTAGCCATAAAAATATCAAGTTTTTAATTTAGATACGTATCAATTCAATGATACTGCTTTATTTAGTTCTCGTCAATATCATTCTTTCATGTGTTCCATTACTTCTTCCAAGGAATATGTCTTGACCTTACCTGAATCAATATCTTCTACCATCTGCATCAGATATTCAAGGAACTCTTTGGGGTACACATCATCCTCATTCAAAGACACCCAGAACCACTCTATACACTCCTGTAAGGGGTCTTCTACGGTTCTTGGTAGGGCATAGTCCTCATAGTTGCTTCTCATCAAATCTGACCAGATCCTGAAGGTACTTCTGATGGATTGCCAACCTGTCATCCAACAGTGTCCAATCCAATATTCATACCAGTTTAATTTCTTTGCCATTGTCAATAATTAAAAACTCTTCTACTTGAAAGTCTGTGGAAAACCCTGCACTAATCATCTGGGATATGCCTGTGAGGGTTTTCTGGCATTCTGAAAGGGTGCCCTCACAAAATACCCTGTCCCTTGCAATCAACTTATAGACCATTTTTATCCTGGGGAAATTTTTTCATATAATGGGAACAATGTTTCATTACATTCAACCCAATTATATTTACAGTTTCCCACAGACACTCACAAATATAACGCACTTCCTCAAAAAGGTCCAGGGGCATTTTTACCTGGGAAAAA